TATCGGCAAGGACAGCGATAGCCTTCAATACCTCTTGATTTTCCATTTTTTTCTCCTGATTTAAATTTTGGGGTGAGAACTAATTTAAACACATCATTGATTTAAATCAAGATGATTAATGTCAAATTGTGATAATAGTTCTCTTGACAAAGAAAATATGGTATGAAAGGGACAGAAAAAAGGAATGAGAATGAAGTATGATCAATTACTTATTTTTGGTAAAATTATTGGCAAATATAAAATTCCCTTAGATGTTATTGACGACTTGAACGTAAGATATGAAAAAGCAAAGAGTCATTTATCTTCCTATAGTCCTCGTTTAGCGGGGCGCCTGAACTCGGAATTGGATTTAATGGGCATAATTTCAGATGCTAAAGGATTTAAAAAAATAACGGAATGTATGGATGATTATATGAAGACAGGTGTTTACTATGAATTATTTCCGGCAGGATATCATACCTTAGAAATTATTGGATGTTGGATGAATGATATGATGGCAGGAGAATATAATCCTATTCACACGCATCATGACGGCCACGGCTGGTCTGGTGTCTTATTTTTAAAAATTCCTAAATTTATTAACGACGCACGTGATCCGCATAAATTTAAAGATGGGCAATTAGCCTTCGTTAATGTAGATGGCACGAGCTCTTATTATATAATTCCGAAAGTAGGGGATTTTTATCTCTTTAATGCAAATCATATGCATTGTGTTAATCCCTTTAAAACAGAAAAACCTGATGAGATTAGACGTTCTATGGCTTTCAATTTTATCATCAAGGAACCCCAGAATGATAAACAAACATAATTTATTCACCCAAAAATGCTGGTCCTTCACACTTCCTCGTCATGAGGAATATAAACGCTTAATAAATCAAATTATTCTTGCGGATAAAACGGATCCTAATTTTAATGTAGAATCAAAAGAACAAACAAATGTTTATGCTTGGAAAAGTGATTGGCGTTCTCATCTTCATTTTCCTGTGTTAGGAGATCTATGCAAGGAAATAAAACCTTTTTTCTCTCAAATAATTAAAGAGGAAAAAATAAAAAATACCTCCGAAATAGAGGTGGATGACTGTTGGATAAATAAATATAAAAAAAATGATTTTGCTGTTCCTCATCAACATCCACCTGGATGCTGGACTGCTATTTATTTTATGAAAATTCCTAAAGACAGTAAAGCTGTATTTCGAGTCCATAATCCTTTAGGCGTTACTTATAACAGTGAGCTCTCCGAAAACTTTGCCATTCGCGAGATAAATGTTAAGGAGGGCTCTGTATTAATGATGTCAGGAGCGATACGACATGAAGTTACCCCTAATACGAGTGAAGAAGAAAGAGTGACGGTTCCTATGAATTTTAGAATGTTTAATGCGTTTCCTTCCAAAAATGATAATGTTTAATAAAAAAATTAAATTTTGTCCAATTGATCAAGAGATGGGAAAAGTATGGCCTCACCCAAAACCAGCAAATCATTTTGTGCCTGAAGAATATAAAAAACTAGAGAGACATAAGCGTGGGGATTTACAAGCCCCCACAGTTAAAACATGTATGCCTTTTCTTGATGCAATGACCGCGGGGTATATCATACCCTTCGACCAAGACTATGTAATTGATCCCACAGAAAAAGAATTCTCGGTTACTCCCGCGAATAGAGAACAAGAGGATATTGGCTATCATGATAAGGTTCAAGTGCCAAAAAAATGGCATAATAAAACTGGAGAGTACGCCGGTAAGTTTATTAATAAATGGCTCATCTCAACCCCTCCTGGATACAGTTGCTTGTTCACCCAACCAATGAACAGGTTCGGAGAAGACCGTTTTCTCCTTATCAACGGGATGGTGGACACGGACACTTATATCAATACCATTAATTTTCCTTTCATTCTTATCAAGCGTGATAAGCAGTTTCTCATCAAAAAAGGAGATCCTATGGTTCAGGTCTTTCCCTTTAAAAGGGAATCGTGGAAAATGTCATCGGAGTTTTATTTTGAAAAAAAACATCAGGCTACAATAAATCTGTTAAATAGTGAGTTTATTGATAGATACAAAAAAATGTTCTGGCACAAGAAGAGCTTTAAATGATACGGATACAGGATTATGTAAAATGCTATGATAACATCTTGGATCTTGAAATATGTAAGAAGATAATCAAGGAGGACACTCATGATTTTGAAAAGGCTGCTACTAGAGACGGGACAATAAGTTCCTATCGAAAATGTCATCTGAAGAGAGTTGATGATAAGTTTGACTCCCTTATTTATAAAACATACGGTAATATTTTAGGACTCTATATAAAAGAGTTTAAAAATTTTGAAACAGGATTAACTTGTGAAGACACTGGATACACACATCTATTATATAAAGGAGAGGAGAACGGCGAATATAAAGAACACGTAGACCACTATGACTTGCATCCTCGCGTATTAACTTGCTCCATTATATTAAATGATGATTATGAGGGGGGAGATTTTTCTTTTTTCAACGGAGAACATATTATTCCCAAAAAAACAGCTTCTTGCATTGTTTTCCCCAGTAACTTCTGTTTTCCTCATTCAGTAACTCGGGTTACTAAAGGGGATCGTCATGCTATCCTAACCTGGTTTCATTGATGAAACCTTATCCAGTACTGACACATAGTTTCGTTAACTATCTTATTAAAAAAGATTTGAGTGATAAAGTTTTACTTGAGCTCGGCTCTGGAAAATCAACTATTTTTTGGGCAGATTATTTTAAAAAAGTATATAGTTATGAAAGTGATTCTAACTATCTACAAAAATTAAAAAATGAATATGAGATGCCTAAAAATGTTCAATTTTTTAATGTAAAGGATAAATCAATTTTAGAAGAATTAAATTTTTTATCACATATTAAAAACAGTGATTACATTATTATTGATAACTTTAAGACTCCTATTACAAGATTTGAATATGCTCATTGCATAATAGTAAACAAAAGAGAAGATAGCCAAATAATTCTTGATAACGGAACATGGAATACAGAATGTTATACATTCTTACAAAACAACTTTTTTGTCGAGATTTTCCTGGTGCAAACTGTATGGAACAAATAACAGTTACTTCTTTATTTTTTGAAAGAAAGGCAAAAAAATATTTTTATGGATAAGTTATCAAAAAAAATAGAGGAATTAATCATAAAGAAAGTTAGTGTATATATTACTTCTCTGGAAAATATGCATTTGTTGGAAACAGTGTATGCTTATATTGAGAACAATAAAGATAAGTTCACCGAGAGGACATGGGACTGCAATATTAAAACTTCGGCAGCGATGTATAAAAATATTCTCTACGATGTAGAAGAGTTTAATTATTTAACCATGAACTTGGAAAAGATTATTAAAAATTTTTTATATAAAACCTCGGGAAAATACGCCCCTTTCATGATTTTTAATTCGTGGATAAATATTCTAGGGGAACACGGTTATCAAGAGCCCCATTGTCATGGAAACTGTGGATGTGGTGTCCTATATTTAACAGAAAATAATTCTGCAATTGAATTTATTGTTTTTCCAGAAGATTTACGAAAAAAAATAATTCCTAAAAAAGGTGATGTCATATTATTCGACGGAGGTACTCATCATCGAGTTGTAGAATCAAAAAAAGAAAGAATCTCATTAGCTTTTAATTTTAAGGTAGAATAAAAGTGACACATACAATTATTAAAGAAGTAATATCACGAGAACTGGCTGAGTTTATATATCAGTATTTTTTAAATAAAAGAAAAGTCGCGAAACATTTACTTGATACTAAATACATTCCTCACTTCACAGAGTCATGGGGTACATGGGGCGATGAGCAAGTGCCTGGAACTTATTTCCATTATGGGGATATAGTAATGGATACATTACTTGAAAAAGTAAAACCATTAGTAGAAAAGGAAACATCATTAAAATTAAATGAAACATATTCCTATGCCCGTATTTATAAAAAAGGGGATGTATTACCTCGTCATAAGGATAGATATTCTTGTGAAATATCCGCTTCAGTAAATCTGGGGGGTGATGAATGGCCTCTCTACTTAGAACCCTCTGGAGAAATTAATAAAGAAGGTATTCAAATAATAATGCACCCTGGTGATATGTTAATATATAGAGGTTGTGATTTAGAACATTGGCGCGAAGCTTTTGAAGGAGAAAACTATGGACAAGTATTTTTACACTACAATGACGCCTCACAGAAAGACGCTGAAAAAAATAAATATGATACAAGACCATTTTTAGGATTGCCAGTGGAATTTAAAGGTAAACATTAATGAGAGAGAAAACTATGGGAGGAAAAATTTTTGTTCAAGATGATTTCTTTGACCTCGCGACTCTTCAAAAAATTCAAAAAGTGGCTGTGTCCCTAGAATACAAGACGAGAGAAGGCGCGCAAGAAGATATTCATAATGAAAAACACACTAAACGCTATTATCTTGAACATCCTGTCCCTATTGAAAGCGAAGTTGCCCAAGAGGTTAGAAGACTTGTAAAAAAATATTTTTTAGAGAGGTGGATACCTATAATGAGAAAAAACCGCATGAAACTAGTTATTTTTTAGCTAAGCCTATCCCAGCTACTCCCCATATAGACGCACGTTATCCTGGATCAGAGATATACCATAATTGCTTGATTTATATAAAAGGAGAATTTTTATTAAATAACGGAACAGGTTTTTATGAAAATATTAATGAAAAGCTACACCTCAATACTCATGTTGGCTTTAAAGAAAACAGGGCTATTTTTTTTAATGGAAATATTTTCCATGCTTCCTTGCAGTGGGCAGATAAAAAAAGTTCTTTTAGATATTGTATGGCTAATTTTTTTTGTTTAAAGCCAGTATGAGTGTTAAGGTATAGTGATTATAGCTCGTAAACATTTCTTGCCTATACTTCTTATTGATGAAGTGATGCACTATGTGCAAAATAATGTTAATAGTCCTAAATGGTCTACAAACCTCGGATGGCGAAAAACTATTGTTGAACAAGGGGCGCAAGTATCCGTCTTACCCTTAGATAATTTTAAAGCCGTTGTTAAAAAAGAATATGTTAAATTAAATAATGACTACCGAGACTTTGACCTTGGAGTTAGTTTTTATGTATGGCAACGCGGGAGTCATATTCCTTGGCACAACGATGGAACTCATTCAATAGGAAGTACTATCTACTTAAATAAATACTGGGACAGTAATAATGGGGGTTTATTCTTATGGAAAGATACAAAAGATAATTGCATTAAGGCGGAAATTCCAGAATTTAATAAAATGGTATTAAATGATGATCATACACAACACGCCGTTTCCGTGATCGCTCCCTTTTCTCCAGATCTTCGTTTAACTCTTCAGGTGTGGTTGGATGCTTAACTATAATGAGGATCGTAATCTGCCCATGTTTTACCCTCAGCATTAGTAGTTCCATTAGCTATATCATCTGTCTGCGCTGTTTGAAAAGCAGCTTGAGCGGTTTCAATTTGTCCTTTTCTTGTTTCAACCCACGTAAGAAGATCAGCTATGGTTGTTGATCCCACAGCATCAGAAGTGGCGTTCAGGTCTGTATTACCCGTCATAGCGTCCGTTGAAGCGTCTTTGTTTTGAATTTCATTCTGTCCGGTTAAACTATTCCAAATGACACAATGAACTGTATTCGGAAGAGAAGGCATTGCATTCCCTTTGTCCGCCCACTCAATATGGTATGTATCATCCATCTTAATAAAGTCGTTGTTTCCAATTACAATCTGTGTCGCCATAATTTTTCCTAATGTTTTATAATATAATTAACCACCACGTAAGGTGAAAAAGCATTATTTCCACTCGCCGTAACTGATCCGCCCAAGGCAGTCGTTATATTTCCCGTCAAGGTTCCAGAGAGGGTATGAGCATGATTGTGTCCCGTTCCTGATCCCGCTGATCCTGAAGCTTTTGGGGAAGTAGCTAATAACCGCGGATGAGGGCCTCCTTGAAGTCCAACAGCAGTATTATAGTCACCAGGTGTGTGTGTATGGCTAGCCAATTGAGCCGTAGTTAAGGAAGTATTAGATATAGATCCCGTCACTGTCACGGCTTGGTTGCTTGTATTTGTTGCCGACTGGTTGTTCGTCACGGCCACCGTCACGGTGTTCGCGCCTCCCGTTCCGGCTAAGTTATAAGTATTACCGTCATATCCTTGAGGCATCTTGCCCTGAAGATCAGGGACATTGAAAGTCGTGGAACTGTCACCAGCTCCGTAAGTAGTAGAAATGATGGCGAAGAGATCAGCGTAAGTGGTTCTTGAAACAGCGGTGCCGTCGCATAGTAAATACCCAACAGGGGCTGTTGATTTGCCCCAAGGCTTGATCGCGCCTACTTCACTTCTGTTTGTAAAATCCTGTAAATTAGTCATTGTACTTTAATCTCCATCCGTATGTCGCATTACTATATACCAAAGAAATAGCTGCACTGTCAGTAGAAATCGTCATATTCGCCGCAGATCCCTGGATAGGTTCTGAATTTCTATTGATAGTGATGTTATTCGTAGCCGCGTTTCCTAGATCAATAATCTTACACTGATCCCCAAGGCTTGGAGAAAGAGGAAGAGTATATGTTATAGTTCCCGCGTTTGTGTTGGCAAAAGCGTTTTGCCCTGCTGTTAAAGTAGTTCCATCCGCCACTAAACTCCATGTTTCATCAAGACCGGCCAGGGATAGAATGTCGTACCAGTTAGTTCCATCCGTTGAAACGAGACGGTACTTTCCGTTTGTAATTGTAAGCGTGTTGCCTCCAGCCCCTAGTCGTGCTGAGATGTCGGCGCCACCACCAATATTGTTATAAATTCCGTAAGTTTTTTGCGTTGCTGGGAATTGAACAGTATGAGTCGTGGAAACGGTTCCTGTGAAAACTAATTGATTGTTTCGTGCCTGGTTATTAGCTTGAGTGTCGGGCCCATCGGCATTCGTCAAAGTGGTGGACGTTCCTGTGGTAATGGCGGGAACGTCGTAAACGCCCGCGATTGCGAATTCAAAAACCTGGGAAAAATTGTTATTGGTAATGGTTCCCCATGTACCTGAATTTTCCCCTGTTACTTGTAGTTCCGTCCTAAGACCCGTCGAATACGTTACCATTTATTCTCCTAATACCTTTTTAATGATTTTATGCAGCCTTGTCAACTTCTACCCAAACGGCTGTTTGCGAGTCATCCACTTCTTGCCAGAAGGTTCCTCGTAATGTTCCTGTACTGCTTGTAGCAGAATTCCCCGTTGCTGTAAAGTCTACATCCGTACTAATCTGTAATGTTCCTGGACTTGAAGTTAGTAGATTTCCCGTTGCTGCATAGCTTGATTCCTGACCGGCATCACCAATATAGCTCGTTAATCCATTTCCCGAAATCGAGATGTCAGAATTCCCCGTTGCCGTTACATCCCCTGCTGATGAAGTTAAGTCATTTCCATCGGCATCCATATCGGCGTTACCGGTAGCTGTTTCATTCCCTAGAGAGGAAGTCAGTCCCGCCGCTGTCAGCGTAACATTACAGTCCGCCGTAAGAGTGGATGATCCCAAGGATCCTGTTAATACTTCCCCTGACGGATAGACGCCTGGACTGATGGCTACTAGTACATCTCCAGTAGTTGCATCAAGCTCTGGTTCTGCAACCGCAACAATCGTTATCGTTGCATCAGCAGTGATTGAGTATGATCCAATACTTGTTGCTGCCTGAACTCCTGACGGGAAGACTAAAGCAAGTAAATCTCCTACGGTGGATGTCGCGCTTTGTCCTGTTACTGTAATATTAACATCGGCACTCGCAACAGCATCACCAGCACTTGTTGTCGCACTAGCTCCCGTTAAAGCGTATGAGGTTGTTAAAATTCCCCAAAGATTATCACCCCAACCAATCTCCGTTCCTGTGACTTGATTATAGCCTCGACCCCATCCTTGTTGGACGGCAGTGTGTACGCTTTCATCCCCCAAAGAGGCAGTAAGACCATTAGCCGTAGGGCTAACGGATGCCGTTCCAGTTACGGAAGCTACATCATTAGTATTGGAAGTGAGTGGATTGCCTGTGACATTAACGTCCGCAATACCGACCGCTACGGCAGTGCCAGCAGTGGATGTCAAACCCGCCGCCGTTAAAGTTATGTTTGCATCACCTGTTAATGATTCCTCACCCAGAGAGGATGTTAGTCCATTACCAGTTACGCTGAATATATTATCTGAATTTCCCCACGCTTGTTCACCCCATCCATAACTAGAGGCTGTAGCTGCGGGAGCTCCTGATCCTCGACCCCAACCTGTTCTAGAAATGTTATCGTTTGTAACCGTTACATCATTAATAGAAGAAGTCGTTCCTACGCCCGTTACGGCGTAGGTCGAAACAATTATAGTTGATCCAACAGAAGAAGTTACGGAATTACCATTAACTTCAAAAACATTTGAAGTTATGGTACTAGCCGTACCAGTTGTCGACGTGAGGCCATTGCCTGTGGCTTCAACTGGTGCAAATTGTCCCCATGCACCACTGCCCCAAGTCTCTCGGCCCCATCCTTGGATAGAGGCCATGATTTATTCTCCTATGCGATCCTTAAAATTGCAGTAGTCGCTCCAGCGGCAGGAAACGTAATTGTGAACGTTCCGGCAGTCGAAGTTTTAACTCCACCAAAATCTAACACACAAACAGATGCATTGGTTGTTAAACCAGTGACCGTGGAACTGTTATAAATCACAGCAGCTTGTGCAGAAATAGTCGCACTCGTGAATGAAAGATCAGGTGAAAAATCACACACAGCCGTATCAGTTGATAATACGGGAGTAACCGATGTCAATGCTCCACCACCAGCTGAATAAGTGCCTGATGCACCTACCTCGTCGGGTGTGTCGTAGATAGTAGTTGATTTTGATAAAGTCGCTGAATTATCATAAAGCGCTAATTTAAAAGTGTTCCCTGTCGATGCAGTAAAATCATGCAATGCTTTCAGGATCTCCACTTTAAAACTGTTACAAACAGCTTGAGTAATAGCCATAATAACCTCCTATGGGTTCCTTGATTCGAGAGGGACACGAATGACACCGTCTCTATATTCGTCTCTACGGTCGCGCCCCATCTCATATGTGGCAAGATCCTGTACAGACTGATTATATTTTTTATCATACAGTTGTATCATATCTGTCGGACCTTTCAAGTATCCAAGTCCTTCTAATATACAACCATATAATAGCACGTTGGGAGCATTTTGACTGATCCACGTGGATGTGTTGGAAGCCGATAATTTATCAGGCATCCTTAAATATGCAAGTTCAACAGCTATGTTGGCACTTGGTGTCGGCGCGACATAATGCGTGTCTTGGTCCCAATCAGCATAGTACTTAGGAGTACCCGTTGCTGTTCTATCAGGCCAATACTCTGTCATAAATGAAATATCCTTCTGTAGCAAGGTTGTTCTTACATCCGAGACAACAATTTGAAGATATCGGGTAGCTCTCCAGTCTCCTGGAAGGGAAAGAAAAGCGATATCTTGGGTTAAACTGGCCGTGTCATATTTACGGTAATAACTGAGATCCACTTCCTTAAAAAGTTTATTTTCGACATTAACGATGAATGTATTGACAACAGCATCCGAAAGTACGTCACTGGATGTTTCCGTGTAATTCCTTACGTTTGTTAATAAATCAGAATAATCGGTCATGTCGTGGTCACTGTAACCTTTCCTACAAAACTATGCAATAAAGTTGGTTTGTTAGGTTGTTGAACGCCTAACGGTTGCATGCTTCTGACAAACCCTGGATAAGACACCCCGTTGGCGTAGTAGAGAGTGACAGCTTCTTGCAGTGTTTCAAAACTATTTACGTTCGTGCCAATTCGTCCCACATAGACTGTGGAATTGGCAACTTGAGGCATTGCATGTTGCAACGCTTCAAAATCAGTGGGATGGTTTTTAGGATTGATCTGAGGGGCTTTTGGCTCAAATTCACTATAGTGAACCCACACTCCATTCCATTCCTGCACCATTTCAGTGTAAGGATATGCCATCCCGTCACGATCGGAAATCCTTTGAGCGAACTTGCCTGTAGCGTATTTACCCATTAGTTAATCCATGTTTGTCGTGGAACCACGCTATAACTAGCTTTCTCCACGTCTTCGTTGGCCGCGCGCTGAAACTCCTCCTCATAGAGAGGTTTAAGTAAAGCGACACGATCCGGTTGATATTTCAATGCCATATAATAAGCCAGTCCTGCAACCATGCAGGGAATGAATCGAAAGGGAATTTGTGCGTTATTCGTATAGCTGCCGGCATCAAACATACGAATTAAGGCATAATAAATAAAAGTATAATCACTTGAAGGTTCAGGGTACAGATAAACTGTTGGATTTATTGTTCGTTCAAAATAAAACTGCGTAGGACGTCCTGATGTTGATTTTACAGTATAGTTCCAATAAGTGCTTCTGCCAATTCTCGTCATAGCAAAATCATTATTACTGCTGTCGCGCATAACGCAGTTGGTGATGTCAATGATGGTCTGGGTGTCCCCTCCCGTGAGCAAAGTCGCTCCTGACAAGGGATTAGTGAATCCTGCTGACGCAACAGCAATTTCTTGTTTCTGAATCGTCCATAGATTAAGGCCTCTGTTCGCCCAATCGGCGAACATGATGTTAAGGGAACGGCGCGCGGTTTTTATTTCATAACCAGTACGATCCTGTAAACCGCACCGTTCAAAAGCCTCTTCTATGATTTCATCAATCGCAAGATCGAAACTCGCTGTGGAAGCATACGTTGGCATAGATTATTTCGCAATCCCAAAACCGCGTTTGGCTATTCCGCCGCCTCTGCGTCTAATGACTCCACCTGAAGCATTATTCTGTGCAATGTTTCCCATCTTTTTACTCCCGCTGAGAAACCCTCTTCTTCCACTAAACGACGTATCAGCAAGTAGTTGATTACGCAGTGCCGTTAATTGCTTTATTGTTTTTTTCATGGCTTCAATTTTAGTTAACGCACTTTTTCCCGCTACAAAAGTAGCTAATTCTTCTTTTGTCATTCTTTCGATTGCTGGGCCTTTATCAGAAGTTTCATCACGTCCAGAACTTCTTACGGGACCTGTTTGTTTTGCCGTCATTTCGCAACCCCCATTCCACGTTTCGCGACTCCGCCACCACGGCGTTTAATTGCTCCGCCTTTCTTGTAGCCTCTGTTGAGTTCGCCTATGACTCTGCTTTTCTCAGCTCTTCGATTAGGATTCATGCGCTCTGCGTCAATTCTTCCTACTTCTTCCAATAAATTCCTTCTTCCTAAGCCGCCTGCTTGACGTTTAACTACGCCACCATCAGCTTTGGCGATGCCTTTTCCTCTTTTAGCGATGCCTCCGCCTCTTTTATTGATAACACCTTTACCTTTACCGCTTCCAAATTTTCCGTAAGATTCATCCGCGCTGGCTTTAAGTTGTTTTTTAGTTCGAGGTTTTTTAACCCTCATTGCAATAGACTCGTCTTTACGAGCTCCATATCCTTGTGCCATGTCAGCCTCCTTGGCGATTATATCTCTTCCAGGTTCTCCGCTTATGCTTATTCTTCGGCTTCGATCTTGGAGATCTTCCTATACTAGTCCTTTTTTTGATTGGTGTAAAGTACGTTGAATGGGTGAATATTTGCGCCACTACCCTGCAATTTTTTTAATGTTAATCGCGTTTTCTTTTCCTCTATTCTCCCCTATCTCAAATTCTATCTCTTCCCCCTCTGTTAGGGTTTCAATACCAGCTTTTTCCAAAGCCGATACGTGAAGAAAGACATCCTTGCTTCCTTCGTTTTCAATAAATCCATATCCTTTGGCTGGATTAAACCATTTAATTTTTCCTGTAGTCATTAGTTTTCCTTGTAGTTAATTATTAAT